TGTCAATTATTTCATGGTAGATACAGATACAATAAAAATTGGCTGGGGTAAGTATTCTGCCGCAGAAGGATACTCGTATGTTTTTCAAAAGGATTTATTTACACCGATTGAAAGACCAGACGAAGAATATAAAAAAGCCTTTTCAGTTTGGGTTTTGCCTAAATATGTAGAAGGCAATCAAAACATCACACAATCAGTTTCTTTATGGCAAAGACATAGTTTTGGTGAATTTAAAGGTTTTCAAGAAATGGGTTCTAGTTTTTATACTGAATCACAGAAACCAGAAAACAAAGATAAACTGCCTGTCGTTAAATGGACAGGTTCAGAAAGCATTAACATAGGGAAAGGAAGCACTTCTATCCCACACTTTGAATTTGCAGGTTTTAAAGATAGACCTGCTGAGTTTGTCATCCCAAGTATTGGGTACGACACGTCACCATCTGACACTCAGGTTGAGTCCACTCCATCTGATAATTTTCTCCCCAAGTCGGATGGTGACACCAAAGAAACACACCCTGTATTAGATACATTAGATTCAGGCGATATTCCATTTTAAATAATGGACTTAGATTGGGAGAAAATCGCACCTGAAGTTGCGGTACAAATCTTAGGTGAGCCTACTAGCAAATCTTCTACTCATTGGAGATTTAATAGAAAAGGCTCACTCGCATTGGATTTAAATTCAGGAACTTTCTTTGATTTTGAAAATGATGTTGGTTATGGACTTATTGAGTTTCTTAAAAGTCGTGGCTTAGACCCTGATGATTTTCTAAAAGATTACAAACCTGTAGATACACCTGTACAAAATAAATCCAATAAACCTGTAAGAAAATACAATGATAAAGATATGTTTCGCTTTAAACAAGAAGCAGAAATATTTGTTAGGTATTCAGAATCATTTTGTGTCATGCGATTCCCAGAAGGTCATGCAATCAAACAAAAATATGCACCATTTAACAAAGTCAATAATGAATGGCTCATGCGTAGACCAGAAGGCAAACTGCCTATCTATGTATCAGACAGAAAGCCTACTGAACCTGTAGTTATAGTTGAAGGTGAGAAAGCTATGTTAGGTGGCGAAGCTATTTATGATGGTGATATCTGTTGTCATCATGGCGGTGTATCTAATTGGCAAAATTGCGATTGGTCTCCTTTAAAAGATAGAAAGGTATATATCTTTCCTGATAATGATGAACAAGGTAAAAAGATGTCAACAGATTTACAAGAACATCTAAAAGATATTTGTACCTTTGTAGAAGTAGTCAAGATACCAAGACAGTTTAAAGAAAAAGATGATTTATGGGATGCACATATCAGAGAACATTGGACATCATCAGCAGCATTTATCGAATATTGTGAAAAGAATATTGTTAGAAATAGAGTTAGTTTAGAGTTATTACCAATTGGTGAGATGTTGAAGAACATGAAAGAACCAGAATGGTTGATTCATAATGTTTTACAAAAAGAAACTGTTGTAGCTATGTTTGGTGCACCAAAGTCAGGTAAGTCATTTATTGCTGTAGATATGGCTTCATCTGTAGCATCAGGTGAAGAATGGCATGGTCAAAGAGCAGAAAAACATCCTGTTGTATATCTGGCAGGTGAAGGAATTTTAAATATCAGCAAAAGGGTGTGGGCTTATGGCGGTATACATGAAAGAGATGTTACTGAAATGCCTTTGTTGATGTCATCTAGGGGTGCAAGATTATTAGATGATAAAGACCATCAATTATTAAAAGATACAATCTATGAAGCTGAAGATAATTATGGTGATATAGGACTAATAGTTATAGACACGTTAGCTAGAAACTTTGGTGGTGGGTCTGGCAATGAAAATAGTACAGAAGATATGAACGCTTTTATTGAAAGGGTTGATGATTTAAAAGATACGTTTAAGTCAACAATACTTATCGTTCATCATTCTGGACATGGTAATCATTCAAGGGCAAGGGGTTCATCAGTATTACCTGCTGCTGTAGATGGTGAATTTAGAGTAAACAGAACTGACCAAGAAGATAAAATGTTTGTTAAGTTATCACAAACACTAATCAAAGATGGCATACCTTTAAAGGATAAGAATTTTGAATTCAAAATTTATACTGATGCGATTAGAGATATTACGTCTGGTGCATTGGTAGAAACCGATGAAATACCTGTAGAAAGACAAAACAATCCTAATGATGAGAAAGTAGTTGCAGCTATCAAGATGATACAAAATGCAGAAGATGAACCACAATACAAATGGGTGCAAAGAAAAGAGATAGAAAAGATTACTGATATTAATATCAATACGTTAGCAAAAATACTAAAAAGGTTAGTTGAAGAAGGTAAATTAGAAAAATCACCGCAAGGTGGTTATCAATATATTGATGCTAATAAAGATTATGATATACAAGACTTTAATAATTAAGGTGTATTATGGTGTATTTTTGGTGTAATTTTGGTGTGCTTTAATACACCATTGGTGCACATTATGGTGTGTGTAGTGTCATATTCTTATATGACTACACCATACACCACACTAAATACAGTAAATTTTTATGTTTAACGATTCTTTACAAAAAACGATAGAAGAGATTTATAAGATGAAAAATCAGCTTATTTCTGATTATGGTGTAGATGAACCTGTAAGATTAGTAAATATAGATTTTCAGAAAAGATTTATTGATGCAGAGATTAGATACAACATTGTTTTATCATTTCCTGAGAAAGCCAAAGATGCAGAGAAAAAGATTATGTCTATGTATCGTGGTTACAAAGCATTGCAGCAACAATTAGAAAAAGAAGGTGTTAAACCATTACCTGTAGATGTTTGGAAATTAAAGCATGTAGATACAAATTGTGAAGTGTTTGTTTGCAAGAATAATGAGGGCAAAAAAAATGTACAACAGCAGTTTGGAAAGTATGCAGTAGTAGTATCTAGCGAAGAACTGCTAAACATGATAGATGTGCATAACTTTAAAAACTTTATAACATTAACAAAACAAGGTTTATTGCCTACAATAACGTCTTACAAAAAGACTAATGAGCAAAAAGAAATGTAGTTATTGCTTACGAACCTTATCAACAGACATGTTTGAACAAGGTAGCAATAGCAAAGGTGAGTATGCAAGAACAGAATGTAGGACTTGTACACAAGAGAAAAGAGTTAAAGCCAAGAATCAAACACCATATACCTATCTAAATCTTTTATATACACAACTCAAATCCAGTAGAAGAAAATCAGATATCGAATGGGATATAGAAGTAGATTATATTTTTAAATTATGGGATGAACAGAAAGGTCGTTGTAACTTATCAGGTGTAAACATGACATGGCATCGTGGCGGTGGTAGTACAGATTATGCTTGTTCAATTGATAGAAAAGATTCCGATAAAGGTTATGTGGTAGGCAATATACAGTTAGTATGTCGTACTGTTAACTTTATGAAGTCGACACTCAATGATGCACAGCTTTATTGGTGGTGCAAAAATATTGTTGAACATAAGGAAAGAAATATATAATGGCATTGGTGGCGGTTATTCTCTCCCTTGATTTTCTCCTGTAACTGTCACCACCAAATATGAATATTAGTATTGAATCTAACGCCAGAGAATTACAAAAGAAATTATCTTTCTTTCAAAAGAAACAATTAGGTAGAGCAACTAATGATGCTATTAACAAAACCTTATTTGGTTTGCGTAAAGAAATGATGAAACAAGCTGATAAAAAATTAGATAGACCTACGCCATTTACTAAGAAAGGTTTTTTAGTAGCTGAGTCAAAAGTTTCTCAACTGTTGGGTGTTTTGTATATCCATCCTATCAGAGCACAATACTTAGGTTTTCAAATAGATGGTGGTGTTAGACAAGGTACACCAAACATTGCAGTACCGTTTCCAAAAAATAAAAAGCTAAATAAGTTTGGAAATGTAGCAGGTAAGAGAAGCGGTTTAATAAAAAACAACAAACAATTCCAAGGCACTATCAATGGTGTAAATGGTATTTATCAAAGAATGAAAAAAAATAAGGTCAAACTTTTATATGGTCTAGAAACAGATGTAACTTATCAACCAAGATTCCCTTTCTTCAAGATAGGTAAGGGTTACATTAAAAGCAAGTTTAATAGAAATTTAGACGAAAAGATAAAAAAGGAGATAGCTAGGGCAAAATGATAGGTTCTTTCTGGCTATATTACATGGGTTATTCGCGACGTCGGTATTTTTTTAGCGACAGAAATTTTACAAATGGTTAATTTTTAACCACTATGGCTAAATTAAGAGAAGCAACTAAGTTTGATGCTATCAAGCACAAGTATAAGAAAACAAGCATTGGTAAGCGTAAAATCAAAACAAGTAGCATCAATAAACACAAAAGACGTGCTATGAAAAAGACAATATCTAAGAAACAGTAAGATGAAGCAGTCACATCAAAAAAAAATTACAAAAAAAGAGCTAAAAGAACTTAAAAAGCAACAAAAGGACAGAAGAAACAGAAAATATGGCTACTAGGAAAGAAGTTGCAGAACATTTAGACTTATCAGTGGTTTCTATCAGTAAATTAGTCGAAAAGGGCGTTCTCGATGTAAAAATTGGTAGAAACCCAATGGATTTAGATGTTTGTCGTAAAAATTATATAAATTATCTAAGACAACTAGGTGGTTACAACAAAAGAACAGGTTCTGGTGATATTGCAGAAGAAAAAACCAGATTGACACGAGCACAGGCAAATAAGGCAGAATTAGAAGTATCAGAACTTGAAGCAGAACTAATACCTGCTGATTTAGTGCAATCTACTTGGATTGATTACATTGCTAATGTAAGAGCAAAACTATTAGGATTACCATCAAGGATTGCACATCAAGTAATTACAGTAGACAAATATGCAGAAGCTGAAATAATTATTAAAGAAAAGGTTTATGAAGCCTTAGATGAATTAGTAAATGAAGGTATACCAGCAAAATATAGAAAATCTATTACAGAAAGTGAATCAGATGTGGAAGAGTCCATCCAATCTGAAGATATCTGAATGGGCAGACAAGTATAGAAAGTTATCACCAGAGTCATCCGCAGAAGCTGGTGCATGGAATACATCAAGAAGTCCTTATCAAAAAGAGATAATGGATGTGTTTAACGAACCTAATATCCAAAGAATTGTAGTTATGTCATCTTCACAAGTTGGCAAAACAGAAATAATTTTAAATACCATTGCTTACTATGTAGACCAAGACCCATCACCAATGATGATAGTCCAACCTACTTTGCAAATGGGTCAAGCATTTAGTAAAGATAGATTATCTGCAATGATTCGTGATACAGAAAAGATTAGAGAATGTTTTAAAGAAGCAAGAACCAGAGATTCAGGAAATACAGTTTTACATAAAAAGTTCCCATCAGGTCATTTGACTATTGTTGGTTCTAATTCTGCATCAGGTTTAGCTTCAAGACCTATTAGAGTTTTGTTATTAGACGAAGTAGATAGATATGATGCTTCTGCTGGTACAGAAGGTGACCCAACTGAATTAGCAATAGCAAGAACCAAAACATTTTTTAATAGAAAGATATATATGTGTTCTACACCAACTGTAAAAGGCTTATCAAGAATAGAAGCAGCTTTCTTAGAATCTGACCAAAGATATTATTATGTGCCTTGTCCTGAATGTGACCATAAACAAAAATTAGTTTGGAAGAATGTTATTTGGGAAGAAGATAAACCAGAAACAGCAAGATATGCTTGTGAAAATTGTGGCTCACTAATTGATGAATCTAAAAAACAATGGATGTTAAAACATGGTGAATGGATTGCATCTGCACCGACACATAACACTGCTGGTTTTCATATCTCAGAATTGTATTCTGTTTGGTCTACATGGGGAGAAATGGCAACAGCGTTTTTAGAAGCAAAGAAACAACCAGAAACACTAAAGACTTTTATTAATACTGCTTTAGGAGAAACATGGGAAGAACAAGGAGATTCGTTAGAGCATGAAACATTATTGCAGAGAAGATTAAATTACGATTACACAAATTTGCCAGAAGATATATTAGTGCTTACCGCAGGTATTGATACACAAAAAGATAGATTAGAAATACAGACCTGCGGTTGGGGTAAGTCTTATGAATGTTGGGTAGTAGATTACAAAATATTATGGGGTGACCCAAATGCACCTAACGTCTGGCAAGAATTAGATAATTATTTAAAACAAAGATTTAGGACTGAATCAGGAAGGGTCTTACCAATATCTTGTACCTGTATTGATTCAGGTGGTCATCATACAAATCAGGTGTACCATTTCACTAAACCAAGACAAGGCAGAAGAATTTTTGCAATCAAAGGTGCTAGTCAAGCTGGTAAACCAATTGCTAATAGACCTACTTTTGTTGGTAAGAATAAAGCTGTTTTATATCCTGTTGGTACAGATACAGCTAAAGAAGCAATCTTTGCAAGATTAGCAGCAGATGCAGAAATGAGTACGATACATTTTCCTGTTGATTTAGATGAAGAATATTTCAAACAACTAACAGCAGAAAAAAGAATTACTAAATATGTCAGAGGTAAACCGACAATGGCATGGAAACAAATTAGAGATAGAAACGAAGCATTGGATACAATGGTTTATAATTTTGCTGCTATTTATATTTTGAATCCCAACTTTGATGTCATTGAAACAAAAATATTAAACGAAGAATCTAAACCAAAACCGCCACCAAGAAAACAAAGATTGCCAATAGATAGAGGTCGAGGTAACTTTGCAAATAATTGGAAATAAAAAAATGTTTTCTTAATTAGAAACAATATAAGTTATAATATCTTGCAAGTGTATCTAACAATTGTGAGGTTATTGCTTGAGCAACTTATTTGATTCTGCAAATTTTCCATCTAAAGAACCTACTGAATTACAGTTGGGGGATTTTTGGGCATGGAAAAGAATAGACCTTGCAACTGATTATCCTACAGCAGCTTACGCGTTGATTTATGAATTTAATTTAGTAGATGGTTCTACTGCAAGTAATTTTACTTTGACCGCAACAGAAGCAAATGATGAATACATTATCTCAACAACAAGTACCACTTCATACACTGCTGGTAATTACAATTGGATAGCTTACATACAAAGGTCATCTGATAATGCCAGAATAAAAATTGGTGAAGGTTTTACAGAGATACAACAAAACTATGCAACAACTACTGCATCAGTTCGTAGTCACGCGAAAGTTGTTTTAGATGCAATTGAAGCTGTCATTGAAAACAGAGCAACAATTGACCAATCATCTATGAGTATCGCAGGTCGTTCTTTATCTAGAATGTCTGTAGATGAATTGATGACGTTTAGAAATACTTATAAAGCAGAATATTTAAAAGAAGTGAAGATGACTAGAATTAAGAATGGTCATGGTTCAGGTAATACAATCAAAGTAAAATTTGGTTCACAAAAATCATTTAACCCTACAGATTTAACATAATGGCTTGGTACGACAACATAATAGGTAGAAAACCTAAAAAGAAACAAACTTTCAAAAGAAGTTATCAAGGTGCAAACACAGGTAGATTGTTTGGTGACTTTCTAACTTCATCTACATCTGCTGACCAAGAAGTAAAAGACAATATTAGATTGCTTAGAGATAGAGCAAGAGAATTAGCTAGAAACGATTCTTATATTGCAAGATATTTAAATCTTATGGTTTCTAATGTTATTGGTAAGCATGGTATAAGAATATCAGCTAAAGCAAGAAACGATGACCAATCATTAGATATAGGTGCTAATTTATTAATTGAAAGAGCATGGAAAGAATGGACACAGATAGGTAATTGCACAGCTAATGGCAGAATGTCATTTTTAGATTGTCAAAAAATATTTATTGAATCGTTAGCAAGGGATGGTGAAGTTCTTATTAGAAAAATTAAAAATCCAAACAGTCCTTTTGGCTTTCAAATACAATTTTTAGAAGCTGACCATTTAGATGAAAAGAAAAATGACAATGCAAAGAATGGCAATAGAATTAAAATGGGTGTTGAAGTTGATGCTAATGACAAGCCTGTTGCCTATCACTTATATAAAAATCATCCTTACGACAGGACTTATGTAAATCAAAACGAATACATTAGAGTACCAGCAGATGAAATTATACATGCTTACTTACCAAGTAGAGCAGAACAAACAAGAGGTGTATCTTTAATTGCAACTGCAATGAGTAATGTAAAAATGCTCAATGGTTACTTAGAAGCTGAAATAGTAGCAGCAAGGGTTGGTGCATCTAAGATGGGGTTCTTTGTTAGTCAAGATGGTGATGGCTATGTGGGTGATGATGACATGGAAGATACATTCAATCCTGTTACTAATGCTAATGCAGGTACATTTGAACAATTACCTGCTGGTATGGACTTCAAAGCCTTTGACCCAAACCATCCAACATCTGCATTTGAATCTTTTACAACATCAGTACTTAGAAGTATTGCATCAGGTTTGAACATTTCTTATCACGCTTTGTCTAATGATTTAACAAGTGTTAATTATTCTTCAATTAGACAAGGTGCATTAGAAGATAGGTCAATGTTTCAATTGCATCAACAATTTGTTATAGAACACTTTATTGACCCAATATTTAAATCATGGTTAGAAATGGCTATATCTAGTGGCTACATAAATTTACCTATTTCTAAATATGATAAATTTGCACGTTCTATAAATTACATACCAAGAAGTTTTTCTTGGATTGACCCACTAAAAGAAATGCAATCAAGTGTCTTAGGTTTACAAAATGGTACGATGACTTACTCAGATATATCTGCTGCTTATGGCAGAGATACAGAAGAGTTGTTTGAACAGCATCAAAAAGAAGTTGAATTGGCTAAACAATATGGTATTGAAATAGCTTACCAACCTTTTGGTACTAAGTTACCTGTAGAACCTACCATACAAGGCGGTGATGACGATGGCGATTCCTAATGCTGGAATGAAAGCTGAAGCAAAAAAAGGTCTTGAATGGCGAGAAGAATTTGGTCGTGGTGGCACAAGAGTAGGTGCTGTTAGAGCAAGACAAATAGTTGCTGGTGAAAATTTATCCGATGATACTATCAAAAGAATGTTTAGCTTTTTTAGTAGACATGAAGTTGATAAAGAAGCTGAAGGATTTAGTGCTGGTGAAGATGGCTATCCTTCTAATGGTCGTATTGCATGGGCACTATGGGGTGGTGATGCAGGTTATTCTTGGTCTAGAAGATTAGTAGAAAAAATGAAAAAGGAAGAAGAAAATAGAGCAGTATCAGGCAAGGCTCTTGAAATGATTAAGAATAAAGTAAAAGAACATAATGAAGAAGTAGGCGATGTGAAGTCAAAAAGAACTACAGTCGGTGTACTATCAAAAGTTTACGAAAGAGGGATTGGTGCTTATAAGACTAATCCAGCTTCTGTAAGACCTTCGGTCAGTAGTCCTGAGCAATGGGCAGCAGCAAGGATAAATTCCTTTCTATATGCCTTGCGTAATGGTCGCTTTCGTTCAGGAAAGCATGACACAGATTTATTGCCTGAAGGGCATCCAATGTCATCCAAAGATAAAGAGGAAAAAAGCATGGATATTGAAAACAAAGAAGATAGACATATCCTTAATTTTTCTGAAACAGATGATTCTGTAATCATTGAATTTAAGAAAGTTGAGGATGAGTCGGAAGAAATGGATATGGAAATGGACGAAAGTTCTTACCATGACGAAGATGAAGAAGAACGTAAGGTTGATAGTTCTATGGAATATAGATTGATTGACTTATCGCGTAATTCTGGAATCGATGAAGAAAATAGGAGAGTCCGCATAGGCGTATCATCAGAAGAACCTGTTGAGAGAAGTTTTGGTATGGAAGTACTAGGACATCGTGCTGGTGAAGTAAACATGGAGTTTATTTCTAGTGGACGAGCACCATTATTGTTAGACCATGATATGACTAAACAAATTGGTGTAATCGAGGAATTTAAACTTGATGAGACAGCTAAAAGGACAATTGCTGTTGTGAGGTTCGGAAGAAGTTCACTTGCTGATGAAGTTTTTCGTGACGTAGTAGACGGTATAAGAATGAATATATCTGTTGGCTACAGAGTAGATAAATTAGAACGTACAGGCAAAGACGATGAAACTTATTATCGTGCTAGTTGGACACCTATGGAAGTATCTTCTGTAAGCGTTCCTGCTGACCAGAGTAGATTAGTTGGCGTAGGTCGTTCTAAAGATAACCAAAACATTTTACATAAAGAGGTAAAAAAAATGGAAAATGAAGTACAAGAAATAAATCTTGACGAGGTTAAATCTAATGCTGTTGTTGAAGCTAAAGCAGAGTTTAAAAGAAACTCAAAAGAGATTCTTGACTTAGCTGCAAGACACAACAAAAGAGATTTAGCTGACCAAGCTATTTCCGATGGTTTATCAGTAGAAGAATTTAGAGGAGTATTGTTAGAAAATATTTCTAATGACGAGCCTTTAGAAACTCCTTCTGAAATCGGTTTAACTGAAAAAGAAACCAAAAGATTTAGCATTTTAAGAGCCATTAATGCAATGGCTAACCCTACTGACCGCAAGGCTCAAGAAGATGCAGCATTTGAATTTGAATGTTCAAGAGCAGCAGGTGAGCTATATGGTAAAACAGCACAAGGTGTTTTATTACCACCAGAAGTTCTTGCTAATTGGGGTCAACGTGACATGAACGCATCTGATGATTCTAACCTTATTGGTCAAGACTTCAGAGCAGGTGATTTCATTGACGTATTAAGAAACTCTTCTGCTGTTATGCAGAATGCAACTATTCTTAATGGTCTATCTGGCGATGTCAAAATTCCGAAGAAAACAGCAGCTTCTACAGCAGCTTTTATTTCTTCTGAAGGCGGTGCTGCTGGTGAATCAGAAATGACTATTGGTTCAGTCACTATGAGTCCTAAAACTTTAGGTGCTTTCACTGATGTAACTAGACAATTAATGATTCAATCATCTTTAGATGTTGAAAACTTAATTAGAAATGACTTAGCTGGTTCAATGGCTATTGCAATTGATAATGCAGCTTTAGAAGGTTCTGGTTCAAGTGGTAACCCTACAGGTATTACTAACACTACAGGCGTAAACACTGTTTCTTTAAGTAGTGCTGCTGCACCAACTTTTGCTGAAATGGTTTCTATGGAATCTGCTGTAGCTGTTGATAATGCACTATTAGGTGGACTTGTATACATCGTACACCCAACTAATGCAGGTACTTTGAAAACAACTACTAAAGACAGTGGTTCTGGTCAATTTGTTTTAGCTAACAATGAGATTAATGGTTACCCTGTTGTAGTTTCTGCACAACTTACTGCTAACAATTACGTTTTCGGTAACATGCAAGACTTATTAGTAGGTATGTTCTCAGGCTTAGATATTGTTGTAGACCCTTACTCAAACAGCACTTCTGGTACTGTAAGAGTTGTGGCTTTACAAAGTCTTGATGTAAATGTCAGACACGCGGTATCTTTCTGTACAGCTAGTTAATGACACTAACAACTGAAAAAGCGGTAGGCATTTTGTCTACCGCCTTTTCTAAAAAAGGTGATGAAATGAAAAAATATTTAATACTGTCAGATACTTTAGCTGACAATAAAAAAGTTAAAGCAGGTGATATAGTAGAACTTTCTGATGATGAAGGTGCTATTCTTGTTGGTTATAAAAAAGCTGAATTATCAACTGTCAAAGAAACAAAAAAGAAAACTGACAGAAGTGTTGGTTTAGAAAAATCTGAAACTCCTTCTCCTAAAAAAAGAAGTAAGTAATGGCAATTGAAAGTGCAGCAGATTTTAATGCTTACCTTGATTCAACAACAGGGTTTGGCGTAACTGCTGTATTCAATGAAGTACAAAATTCTTTTTGGGATACTCGTGTTGGCTTTATTGATACATGGTTTGATATTGATTCGGGAGATTCAATTAACATTGACATTATAATTGACCAAGAATATTTTGATATACAAGGAGATTCTATTGCTGTTGCTGGTTATCAACCAAGAGCCTTAGTCAAAGCAACTGATGTACCTTATATATCGCATGATGATATTTTGACAGTCAATGCAATAACAACCAACAAAGGTTCAGTCTTGAAACCTGAAACAATATTCAAAGTAAAAAACGTACAACCTGATAACACAGGTTTTGTAGAATTAATTTTAGAGGAACAATAATGTCAATCTATCAAATGGAAACAGAAGAAGACATGGCAGGTTACTTTGATAGTGTTGCAGGACATGGCGTATCTGCTGTTTTTACAAACAGTTCAAGTCAACAATCAACAATAAATATAATAATCAATAACGAATATTTTGAAACTGATTTTGGTACAGGCACAGAAGGCACAAAACCTGTAGCCTATTGTCGTACAGTTGATGCACCTAATGCAGTATTCGGTAACACTTTAGCTGTAAGTGCAATCAAAGATACTGATGGCAATACTATAGTTGCTGCAAAAAATTATACAATTGTAAATGTACAAGCAGATAGAACAGGTTTCAGTAGCTTTATGTTAGAGGAAATATAGTGGCAAATCATTTAAGACAACAAATAAGAGAACAGATTGGCACTACTCTTACAGGTTTAACAACAACAGGAAGTAATGTATTTCAAAGTAGGGTTTATCAATTAGAAGATAGTAATCTACCTGCTTTATTAATTTACACAAAGTCAGAAGAATCTGAACCTGTTGTGATTGGTAGTAATAGATTGTTAGAAAGAAATCTTACAGTGGCAGTAGAATGTTATGTAAAAGCAACTACCAATTTTGATGATTCAGTTGATACAATATGCAAAGAAGTAGAAGCTGCAATAGCAGCAGACACTACTATAAATGGTTTGGCAAAAGATGCTTTTCTTGAGTCAACTGAAATAGAATTTAACGCTGAAGGTGAAAAGCCTGTAGGTTTTGCAACACTCAGCTTTAATATTAACTATTATTGTCAGGAACAAAATCCTGACGTAGCGAGGTAGATATGAAATTATTTAGTCCAGATGGCAAAACTTCAATAGATGCTCATCCTTCAAAAGTTGAAAGTCTGTTAAAGAAAGGTTGGAAAGAAGAAGCAACCATTAAATCTTCTTCTAAAAAAGAGGTAAAAGAAAATGGCGGTACATAAAGGAAGCGAAGGCGTAATCAAAGTCGGTGCTAATACTGTTGCTGAAGTAAGGTCTTACTCTTTAGAAGAAAGTGATGATGTTGTAGAAAAAACTGCAATGGGCGATTCTTCTAGAAGTTACTTATCTACACTTACACAATTTACAGCATCTGTAGACGTATTTTTTGATGAAACTGACACTGCACAAACTGCACTATCTGTAGGCTCAACTGTTACTTTAGAAGTTTACCCTGAAGGTACTTCAACAGGTGATACTTACTATAATGGTTCTGCAATTGTAACTGGCTTTACTAGGTCAGCAGCTTTTGACGGATTAGTTGAGGCTAGTGTTACTTTACAAGGTTCAGGTGGCTTAACAACTTCAACAGCGTAATATGAAACTGATTGATAAAGCAAAAGCACATTTTGATTCTTTAGAAATTAAAGAAATTAAAATACCAGAATGGACTGATGATGGCGAAGAAACACTTACAATTTACACTAAGCCATTAACACTTGCAGAAATGTCTAAGTTGCAAAAATATGCACAAGACGATGATGTTGCGTTAATGGCTTATTGTTTAATTTATAAAGCGTTAGATGCAGAAGGTAATAAACTTTTTGACGTAGGTGATAAAAATACCTTGATGAATCGTGTAGATAAAGATGTTTTAGCAAGAGTAGCTACAGAAATAATGTCTACACCTACTGTTGAGGAACAAGAAAAAAAGTAAAAACAGATAAAGACTTATATGCTAGATACTATCTAGCAGAACTGTTAAAAATGACAGTTAAAGATTTAGAAGAAAAAATGTCTTTATCTGAATTTACAGGTTGGTTAGCTTACTTAGAAGAAAAAAATAGGCAAATTAATAATGGCAGAAACTAAATATAATGTTGTTCTCAAAGCAAAAGATAAAACTGCTAGAGAATTTCAAAAGTTAAATAGAAATATTGACAATACGCAAAAAGCTATGAAAAAAATAGCTGGTGCGTTTGCTGGTGCTTTTGCTGTAAGACAATTAGTTCAATTCGGAGATGAAGCCTTAAAAATTGCAGACAGTTTAGGTAAAACTGCTGATGCTGTTGATGTTAGCGTAGAATTTTTACAGAAGTATCAATTTGCAGCACAACAAGCAGGGGTTGAAACAGATAAATTTAATAAAGCCTTAAAGTTTTTCTCTAAAGGTATAGGTGAAGCAACGCAAGGCAAGGGATTAGCAAAAGAAGCATTTGAAGATTTAGGTATTTCAATTTTTGATGCAAGTGGAAAAACTAAAAAATCAGAAAAGCTATTTTTAGAATTTTTTACTGCTTTAGAAAAAGTAGGCTCATCTGCTAGTAAATCAGCTTTACTTGCAGGTGCTTTTGGTGCAAAAGTTGGTGGTGATATGGCAGTGCTTGTCAAAGATGGTGCTGATGCTATGAACGCTTTAGCAGAATCTGCAACAGGTGTTTTAGATGAAGAAACAATAAGACGAGCAGAAAGATTTAACGACACAATGAATATATTGAAAAGAAGTATATTAGCACCAATACAAACTTTATTTATTAATGCAGCTAATTCTGTTCTTCTGTTCATGGATGCAATTGGTTTGATTGATGTGCCTAAAACAATGGGTGAATTACAACAAGAACTTATAAAAGCTACAGAGTTGCAAGAAAAATTTAATGAAGCGAATAAAAAACAAATAAGTAGGCAAGGTCTTAAAGACCAAACAGAGGCAATAACTTTAATTAAAAAAGAAATAGCTGCTTTAAAACAATTAGAAAAAACTCAAAATGCTGTAAGCATTGCCATCAAAGAGGCAAGAAGTCAAACAAAAGCAATGAACGCTATATCTACAACTCTAAGTAACTCTTTCACAAACTTTTTTGATGTAACAAAAAAAGGATTTTTAGATTTTGGTAATTTAGCTCAACAAGTTTTGAAATCAGTTGTTTCAGAAATGATTAAAATGTTTATTGTAAAAAAATTACTAAGTGGTGTTGGCACTGCTTTAGGAACAAAATTTGGTGATGATAATATTTTTGCACAAGTATTTACAAAAGCATCGGAAAATTTTCAAGGCGGTGGTTTTACAGGCATGGGAACAAGAACAGGCGGTGTAGATGGTAGAGGTGGTTTTCCTGCAATATTACACCCTAATGAAACTGTAATAGACCATACAAAAGAACAAGGCATGGGTGCAACTGTAAACTTTAATATCACCACAGTTGATGCTGCAAGTTTTGATGCTTTGTTAGCATCAAGAAAAGGTTTGATTACATCTATAATCAATAATGCTATGAATACAAAAGGCAAGATGGGTGTAGTTTAATGTCAGGTTCTTTTCCTACAAGTCCAAAATTTAGAACTCTTAATTTTCAAGACAATAGACCTGTCTTAGTGAATCAAACTTTATCTGGTAAAAAAACAGCAAGACAAATAGGTGGTCAATTTTTTTCTTTTACTGTAGCTATGCCACCAATGACACAAGTAGAAGCACAAAGTATTTTTGCTTTTTTACAAAAACAAAAAGGTGGCTTTGAAAACTTTACAATACAATATCCTACAGACAATTTAGGCTCTAATAGAACACAAACAGATATATTGGTTGCAGGTGCACATAGTGCATCGGATGCTTCAATAACCTTAGATGGTTTTGATGCAAATACCGCAGGTGTTCTTAAAGCAGGTGACCTAATAAAATTTGCAAATCATTCTAAAGTTTATATGGTGCAAAGCGATATTGATTCAGATAGTTCTGGTGATTGTACTGTTTTAATCTCACCTAGTTTAGTTACGACATTAGCGGATAATGAAGCGGTTACAGTTAATAAACCTTCATTGACTGTTTATCTTTCTAGCAACGAGATTATGTTTACAACAGATACATCAGGTTTGTACAACATTAGTTTTGAAGTTAGAGAGGTAGTAACCTAATGCCTAGAACTTTATCTACTGCACTACAAACAGAAGTTGCTAATGAATCTACTAAGATTGCATTTTTAGTAAAATTAAATTTATCTACTGTCTACAGACTTACTGATTTCTATACTGATGTAACTTACAACTCAGAAAATTATGAAGCAGGTGGTTCTTTTTTAAGAGTAGACAGTGTTCAAGAAACAGGTGATTTAGAGGTAAATGAGTTAAATGTATCTTTTTCAAATGTAAGCGATGAAGTAAGAACCTTAGTGCAAAGCGGTGCATTTACAGATAAAGAGGTAGAAATATATATTGGTTATTTCAATACATCTGATGCTTTAGTAGGTGCAATAAATTATTTTACAGGTCTAATAAGAAGTGTAGCGATACAAGAAAATAATACCGATAGCGTTTTATCAATTACTGTAGCTTCTCAATGGGCAAACTGGTCTTTGAAAAAAGGCAGATATTATACCAGCGAATCACAACAAGAATTTTCTACTGGTGACATTGGCTTAGAATATGCAACTGAAGTAAAAAAAGATATTGCATGGGGTAAAAACTAATGTCTTTTTTTGACAAAGCTTTAGATTTAACTGCATTTGCATTGGGTATAGCAGCTTTTTTTACACCTGTTGGTGGTCCTGTTTTTATAGCAGCAGTAGTTTTAACATTAGCATCTGGTGTTAATAACTATCTAAATGCAAAAGAACTAGCAAAAAATTTACAATCTAAAACAGAAGGCATACTTGCAAATAAATTGACAGCAGGTGGCAAGATACCTGTCATTTATGGTGCTAGAAGAGTAGGTGCACAAATCGTATATATGGACACTGCTGCAAATCAAAACAAAGATTTATTCGTGGTTTATGCTTTAGGCGTAGGAGAAATAGAAAGTATAGATAAAGATTCTATTATGATTGATGGTACTTTGATTACCGATTCAAATAGATTTAAAGATGGTTACTATATTGGCTCAGATAAAATAAATTCTGGTGCAGGTAGTTTAAATACCGCAAACAATACAGGCAATATTACAACTGTTACAGGCAATGGTTCTGACCCAACAGATGTATATAGAATGGTATTTAATTTTCATCATGGTGCAGCTACGCAGACTGCTGACCCAATGTTGATTGCATCTACAAGTGGTAAATGGACAAGCAATCATAAATTAAATGGTATTGCTTATATTGCAGCTAAGTATCGTTACGATACAGGCGGTATGTTTAGACAAGTACCAACACTTACTGTAGAAGTGCAAGGTAAAAAAGTTTTTGACCCAAGAGATACATCACAAACATTTGGCACTGTATCTACTTATAAGTGGTCAAATAATCCTGCTCTTACATTCTTGGATTACATAACTAATGATGAATATGGTAAAGGCTTACCTATAGCTAAGATAAACACATCTACATTTTCTAGTGCAGCTAACACTGCTGATGCAACAAATAACAATCCTGATTTTAATGGTAATGAAGCTGCTGTTGCATGGTCTGGCACATCAGGATTATCTTCTGCATTTATAGATAATTTTTCTGATTGGCGAAAATTTAAAGTAGGTGAAAAAATTACTTTAAAAGATAATGGTGGCAATATTATTGTTAACAACAGAATCATTACAGAGGTTTATAAATATAGATTCCCTTTTGCAACAGCTAATCAATATGTAGTTGTTTGGGATTCACAACATCCTTTGACACAAAATTATGATATTGATGGTTCAGTTAATAATGCTTTATCTACATCACCAAGATTTCACTGCAATGGTGTCATAGACCCTGACCAAAATATAATTGAAAATGCTAGAGAATTACTTGCCAATATGCGAGGTATTTTCAATTACATTGATGGCAAATACGAATTAGAAATAGAAGATGTTGGTTCTTCTACATTTAGTATTAATGACAGTCACATCATAGGTGATAGTGGTATTTCAGTAAGTTATGGAAACAAAGATGCAAAGGCAAACAAGGTAATTGTTGAATATGTAAATGGACAAAATAATTTTGAACCAGATACAGCAACAGTTTTACATGATGCAAGTCCAAATCATACATCTGATGATGGCGGTGAAGAATTAGAAATAACTGCACAGTTTCCACATATTACAAGTCCTTATATTGCATTTAACATGGGCAAGGCAATATTAACTAGAAGTAGAAATCAAACATCGGTAACTTTTACAGGTACACCAGAAATATATAAATTAAATATCGGTGACATAGTAGATGTTACTTATGCTGGTTTAGGATTCAGTGGCAAAGTCTTTAGAGTACAAACTTTAGAACTACAACCAAATGGTTTTGTAAATGTAACTTTACTAGAATACTTTGACGTTTATTCTTGGACTGTACCACCACAACAAGGTGTCAATGATGTTGTCAATACACCAGATAAGTTTGCAGTCAAAGCACCAAGCAATTTAGCTTTTACTGATACTAATTCTTCTGGCACAGGTAGACCTTTTATATCTTGGGATGTGCCTACAGATTTTGCTTATTATCAATACAGAATAAATATTGTTGATAGTTCAAGCAATCAAGTAATCAATAGAATAGTAGATAAGCATTTCACTGATTTAAATTTTTTACCAATTGGTACAAATTATGTAGCTAGTGTATCTGCACTAAACAGCATGGGTACAGAATCTGCACCTGCTACTTTGACCTTTACTATTGGTGATAAACCAATCAAAACAAATGATTTGCAAGATGGCACTGTAACTACAGTAACTATTGCTGATTCAACAGGTTCTAATGATGGTGTGACATCTACAAAATTAGCAGATGATGCAGTAACCACAATCAAGATTGCTGCAGATGCAGTAACTGCTGCAAAAATACAAGCTAACACAATAACTGCTAGTGAAATCGCAAGTGCCACAATAACAGCTAGTCAAATTGCTGCTAACACTTTGACATCTGCATCAGGTGTTTTTGGTGCTATATCTGCTGATGATATTACAGCAGGAACTTTGAATGCTAGTAGAATAGCTGCAAACAGTTTAAGCATTGCAGGTATTGCTGTAAGTGGTACAGCAGGTAACATTGGTGTAGGTACAGGTGATAAAACAAATGGCACTACAACAGACAATGTAATATCTTTTTACTTTGGTCAAAGCACTAGTTTATTAAGTTTTTTTAACAGCAGTCCTTTTAGAACAAATGGTACATATACTTTGTATCAATTAGCTTCAAAAACTTTTACAACACCATCTTTTTCTGGCACAAAACCTTATGCTTTTCTTGGGGCTGCAAATCCTGTAGGTATAGTAGGCGGTGATGAAGAAAGTATTGGCGTTCTTGAAGTAAGAAGAACAAGCAATAATGTAATACAAACAGAAGCAGGTAATGTAAGAACTGGTACATTTTCTTTATCACCACACATTGTAGGTAGAACAGCAAATTTAAGTGGCGGTGTTTCTTATATAGTGTCTTTTTATGTAGGTTTAAAAAACTTTGACCCAAACACAGGTACTAATACTTTAGGGTTCTCACAGGGTTATGTACAAGCAATAGGTTTATCGGTCTAATGAATTATTCTTCAGAAAATTTACCATCTACTTTAGAGTATTTAAGAAATATCAGAGATAATTTACTGAATCATTCTGATTGGACACAAATGCCTGATGCACCTTTATCAGATTCTAAAAAAACAGAATGGGCAACTTACCGACAACAACTAAGAGATTTACCTAGTAGTTATACAGATGATGATGACTTAAATTCAATCGTATTTCCGACTAAACCAGATTAAAAATATAATATAATACGCTATGGCTACCCACGATTACGTTCTTGACAATCAATCAGGTGCAAATTTTAGAGCAGATTTAAACAATGCTCTACAAGCAATTGTATCAAATAATTCTTCTGCTTCTGAACCTGCAACTATATATGCCTATCAGATTTGGGTAGATACTTCTAATAATTTATTAAAAATAAGAAACTCATCTAATAATGGTTGGGTTACATTGCCAATATCTATAACAGCAGATAATACTGTTGATATAAATGGTGGTACTGTAAATGGTGTTACAAGTTTTAGTTTCAGTAGTGGTCAAACGGTAACCACTATATTGGACGAAGATAATTTAGGCTCAGATTCAAATACAGCATTAGCCACTCAACAATCCATTAAGGCATACGTTGATTCGCAAGTAACTGCACAAGACCTAGATTTAACAGATGGCAGCAGTTCTATAAGTATAGACCTAGATAGCGAATCTTTGGGATTATTGGGTGGCACTGGAATTACATCAACTGCATCAGGTAATAATGTAACTCTTGCTATTGATGGTACAGTTGCAACTCTTACAGGAACACAAACACTAACAAACAAAACTATAGATGCAGATAGCAACACTGTATCTAATTTAGAAGTAGATAATTTAAAATCAGGTGTATTAGATACTGACCTTAGTTCTGTATCTGGTAGCGATGATACTTTAGCTTCTGCCAAAGCTATAAAAACTTATGTAGATACACAAATAACAGCAGAAGATTTAGATGTATCAGATGGTTCAACTGCTATAGCAATTGACCTTGATTCAGAAACTTTATCTTTATTAGGTGGTACAGGCGTAAGTTCTACAGCATCAGGTAATGGTGTTACCTTTGCTATTGGGCAAAGTGTCGGTACTTCTGATGATGTAGTTTTTAATCAAGTTACTGCTGCATTAGTTGGTAATTCATCTACTGCTACAGCTTTACAAACAGCAAGAACAATCAATGGTACTTCTTTTGATGGCACAAGCAATATAAGTTTTAATACTGATTCTGTAAGCGAAGGCAGTTCAAATTTATATTTTACTAATGCTAGAGCAAGAGCAGCTATATCAGAAAATTCTGCACAGTTATCTTATAATTCTTCTACAGGTGTAATGACATTTACACAAGGTGATACTGATACAGTATCTGAAGGTTCTTCTAATTTATACTATACAGATGCGAGAGCTAATTCTGCTATTGATGCCAGAGTTACACAATCTTTTGTAAATGCGTTAAACGTCAATGCAGCTTCTGTAGACGATGATTCAGTAGCACTAGGTACAAAAACTACAGGTAATTATGTAGCAACCATTGCAGGTACAAGTAATGAAATAGAGGTATCTGGTTCAGGTTCTGAAACTGCTGCTGTTACTATTGGTTTACCAGACAACGTGACTATTGCAGGTAATCTTACTGTCAATGGCTCTACCACAACTGTCAACACTGCAACTTTATCTGTTGAAGACCCACTCATAAAATTAGCTAATAATAATTCTGGTGCTGATTCTGTAGATATAGGTTTTTATGGTTTATACGATACATCAGGTTCACAAGACTTATATGCAGGTTTATTTAGGGATGCAAACGATAGTGGCAAATTTAAACTATTTAAAGATTTACAAGCTGAACCTACTACAACTGTAAATGTAAGTGGCACAGGTTATTCTGTTGGTACTTTAGTTGCTAATCTTGAAGGCAATGTTACAGGTAATGTGACAGGGAATTTGACAGGTGATGTTACAGGTAATGTCACAGGAAATGTAACAGGTTCTGCTGATACTTTAACTACTGCAAGAGCAATAGCATTGTCTGGTGATGTGGTTGGTACTGCAAACTTTGATGGTTCTGCTGGTATTACTATATCAACTACAATACAAGCAAATTCAATTGCATTAGGCACTGATACAACAGGCAACTATATAGCCACTATAGCTGGTACAAGCAATGAAATTGAAGTATCAGGCAGTGGTTCAGAAACCGCAGCAGTAACAATAGGTTTGCCTAGTGACACAGAAATAACAACATCTTTAGGTGTAGGCGGTGGTTCTACTAATGGCGTTGTAATATCACAAGGTGCTATTGCAATCAAAAATGGCGGTACACAATCTAATATAGATTTTTATTGTGAAGTATCTAATGCACACTATGCAAGATTACAAGCACCAGCACATTCAGCATTTAGTGGTAATGTAACTTTAACTTTACCGACAACCACAGGTAATTTAATTGGTACAGGTGATTCAGGAACAGTAACAAATACAATGTTAGCTGGTTCTATTGCTAATTCTAAACTAGCAAACAGCACTGTATCTTTTGGTGGAGTTTCATTAGCATTGGGTGCTTCAGATGCAACACCTGCATTTGATTTAAGCGATGCCACAAATTATCCAACATCAAGTCTTTCTGGAACAATAACAAATGCACAATTAGCAGGTAGTATTGCAAATGCAAAACTAGCTAATTCAACTGTATCTTATGGTGGCGTTAGTTTAGCTTTAGGTGCTAGTGATGCTACACCAGCTTTTGACTTATCAGATGCAACTAACTATCCGACAAGTAGTTTGTCAGGAACAATTACTAATGCACAACTAGCAGGTTCTATTGCAAACTCTAAATTAGCAAATAGTACGATAACAGTATCGGATGGTTCTAATTCAACTGCTACATCTTTAGGTGGCACAATAACATTTTCAGGAACTTCCAATGAAGTAGAAGTCGCAGAAAGTAGTGGCACTGTAACTGTAGGTTTACCCAATGATGTTACTGTTTCTAACGATTTAACTGTATCTGGTAATTTAACTGTAACAGGTACAACAACCCAAACAGGTTCTGTAGTTACAGATAACAACTTTACAGGTTTAACAAATGCCAATACAGGTAATTCAACTGACTTTGGATTCTATGGCAAGTATGTAGAATCAGCGACTACCAAGTATGCTGGTTTATTTTACGATGCTTCAACTGATAACACTTTTAGATTATTTGTTGATACACAAACAGTACCTTCTACTACAGTAAATACAGGTGCTACAGGTTATGCAGCAGCTAATCTTATTGTAAATACACTTACAGGTAATGTAACAGGTAACGTAACAGGTAACGTAACAGGTAATGCTTCTGGTAATGCAGGTACTGCAACCGCCTTAGAAACCGCTAGAACCATTAATGGTGTTAGTTTTGATGGTACAGGTAACATTACTACTTTAACTGCTGGTACAGGCGTTTCTGTATCTGGTACAGCAGTTTCTATTGGACAAGCAGTGGCAACATCTGACAGTCCAACATTTACCAACATGACGTTATCTGGTACTGATTCAATCAAAGTACCTGTCGGTAATACATCACAAAGAAATGGTAGTCCTGTTGCTGGTATGTTCAGATACAATTCTGAAACAGGACAGTTTGAAGGTTATTCTACAGAATGGGGTGCAATTGCAGGTAGCGGTGGTGGTTCTGGAACTAATATGGACACCAACATTTTTACAGGTGATGGTTCTGATACTACCTTTACATTAAGCACTGCACCAAGCACAGAAAACAATTTAATGGTGTTTATTGATGGTGTCTTTCAAGCACAAAATGTTTACTCAGTATCTGGCACAACTTTAACTTTTGCTACTGCACCTGCTAATGGTAGGGTCATAACTGTTTATCATTCTACAACTACTGTTGGCGGTTCAAACAATACTTTAAACACTATGACAGGTGATGGTAGTGATACTACTTTGACGTTATCAACTGCACCTGTACATGAAAACAATGTATCGGTTTATTTTGATGGTGTTTATCAAAGTAAGTCTAATTATTCTGTTAGTGGCACAACACTGACATTTTCTACCGCACCACCAACAGGTGTTTTAGTAGAAGCTGTTACTGCTACTAATACTGACATCAGCACAGCTACACAATTATCAGATGCAGATGGCGATACTAAGGTACAAGTAGAAGAATCTTCTGACGAAGATAAAATTAGATTTGATACAGGTGGCACTGAACGTATGGCTATAGATAATGCAGGTCGTGTAACAATGCCATACCAACCTGCATTTGAAGCAACTTCTGGTACTTTTAGTGGAGATGGAACTGTAGCAGGTTCAGAAACTTTTGTTTTTAGTAATGCCAGAGTCAATATTGGCTCTCATTACAATGCTTCAACAGGTATATTTACCGCACCTGTGACAGGACTGTATCACTTTAGTTTTTTCCTATCTCCTGCATCAAATAGTAAGACTGCAAGATATTTTAGAGGTCAATTAGTAAAAACATCAGGTGGTTCTGATGACATAATTTTCGCACCACATAATACAATCAACGATGAGAGTGCAAACGCAGATTATAATAATATTGCGGCTAGTGGAGTCGTATCTTTGTCTGCAAATGACACTGTTAAAGTTCAATTTGGTAGTGCAATAGCAACAGATGGTTTCACTTTTTATGCAGATTTCAATTCTTTTTCAGGTTATTTAATAGGGTAAAATAGACTAATGGCAATCACAAAAGTATCAAGAGGTTTATTAAACACAGGTGTATCAGACAGTTCTGATTCTACTGCTATCACGATTGATAGTAGTGAGAATGTTGGAATCGGAGAAACTTCACCTTTAGGCAAACTTCATGTTAAGTCTGGAGAGTCAAGCGGTTCTGCTGATGCTAATGCAGACGAACTTGTTATAGAAGGTTCAGGGAATCATGGAATACAATTTTTAGGCAGTAATAGTTCACAAATACAGCTTTTGTTTGGCGATAATGATGATAGCGATGTAGGTTATCTAAACTACAACCATAGTAATAATTCTTTAAGTTTTGGTGTCAATGCAGCAGAAAGATTTCGTATTGATTCTAATGGTAATTTAGGTCTGGGAACTTCAAGTCCTTCAATGAAATTAAATATATCTCATGGAGACCAAGATGGGCTAAGATTTAATGTTGCCAATACAGCAGAAACTTTTATAGATTTTGGCGACACTGACGACAATGATGTAGGCAGAATCAGTTATGACCATGCTGATAATCACATGGCTTTTAGAACAAATGCAGCAGAAAGAATGAGAATTGATTCTTCTGGACAGGTTGGTATCAATACTACTTCTCCTAACGCAAAATTACACATTTCTACTGCAGATAGCACAACTTTTAATGCGGCTGATTCATCTTGGCATACTCAAGTAATAAAAAATGACACAGGAGCTGCAAGTAACGCTTCTGGATTAGCTTTTTACACAAGTGCTAACGGTTATCATGTAAACGCAGGTACAGGTATCGCTTGTGTGAAGAATGGAACAAATAGTGATTACGGTGCAGATTTGGTTTTCATAACAAGACCACAATCTGCTGTTGCAGCAGAAAGAATGAGAATTGATAGCTCTGGAAAGGTTGGAATTGGAACCACAAGTCCACATTCAGGTTATAAAGTTTCAATAGATGCAAATGCTACTCATGGTTTACACATAGGAAATATCGGTGGTAGTTATTCAGGACTTGTTACAATACCAGATTCATCTAATAATTACTTTCCATTGTATATATTTAATAGCTCTGGAAATGGAAATGGCTACATACTAAGTAATTCAAGTGGCACAACTTTTTCTCAAAGTGGTTCTGATATAGCCTTTAAAGAAAATGTAAAAAATTGGGATGAAAATGTTTTAGAAAGTTTTAAAAATATAAAACCTTCTACTTTTACATATAAAAGTGATGAAAATAAAAAAGAAATAAAAGGTTATATAGCACAAAATGAAGTAGATAAGTTTCCAGAAGCATATCCAATAAATCCTATAGATGGTAAACATTGGTTTAACCCAAGTGGTATGACTGTTTATCTAATGAAAGCAATCCAAGAACAACAAGAAATTATAGATGATTTGAAAGCTAGAATAGAGGTCTTAGAAGCATGACAACAAAAATACCTGTAGAACTTTCAAGTACGCCAAGCATTGTTGATAATGGCGATGCTACTGCTATCACTATAGACAGTAGCGAACGAGTAGGGATTGGTACTTCTAGTCCAACTTCAAATCTTCATGTGTTTAGTTCTTCTGGGAACGCTGCTACATTTATGCAAACAACAAACTCAGGTAGCTCTGTTTCTACTAATTACCAAACACCAAATAGAATTTTTTATACAGGCATTGATATTGGCGGTGCTAATTCTGCTTACACAATTTATGATGGTACAGCAGGTTCAGAAAGAATTAGAATTAATTATCTTGGTGATATTTTATGTGGTATGACTTCTGCTAGTTATTTAGCAGCACAAGACGGCATACAAATAAAAAAAGCGGGAAATATTAGAATCGGTGGTAACGGCACAGCAGCAAGAAATGTTATGGCTTTTGTAAATGGTACTGACGGCACACCCGCACAAGTAGGTTATATACAAACATCTGGTTCTGGAACTGCTTTTGGAACTACCTCTGATTATAGACTTAAAGAAAATGTTAATTATGAGTTTGATGCTCTATCTAGAGTTAAACAACTAAAACCTGCAAGATTTAATTTTATAGTTGATGCAGACAAAATAGTAGATGGATTTTTAGCACATGAAGTTTCAGATATTGTTCCAGAAGCAATATCAGGCACAAAGGATGCTGTTGATGATGAAGGCAATCCTGAATATCAAGGCATAGACCAAAGCAAATTAGTACCTTTATTAACAAAAGCAATCCAAGAACAACAAGCTATAATAGAAGATTTACAAACACAAATTAACGAGGTAAAAAATGGCAATTAACTATACATGGGATGTTAAAACTGTAGATGTTAAAAAAATAGACAGCAACGCTGATACTGTCTTTAACGTACATTGGCGATTAAACGCTGAAGATGATGCTAATACTGTAAAAGATATGCAAGGTAACGATGTACCTGCTACTGCTTCAGTATATGGTACACAATCTTTAGATACTTCTGACTTATCAGACTTTACTGCTTTTGCAGATTTAACTGCAAGTGACGTACAAGGTTGGGTTGAAGCAGCTATGGGTGAAGAAGCAGTTACCAATATAAAAGCTGGTCTTGATGCTCAGATTGACGAATTGGTAAATCCTGTAGTGCAAACAAAAACTATAGGCTAAACAGAATAATTTTTGTACAATAAACTATGGATGAAACAAAAAACATAGAGTCTACAGAAGAACCGACTCTCATTACTTTTAATGAAAGAGAATATAAATCTTCTGAACTGACTGACGAACAAAGGGATATTGCACTTAAATTAAGAGCAACAGCAAAACAACTTAATTCTTTACAAGATGCTTATGATTCATTTGTCTGCCTTAGTGATTATAAAAACATTCTGATTAAAGGATTTGAACAATCAATGATTCAGGATGAAGAAGCAGCAGACAGCGAAACAAAAACAATCGACTAAAAGACCTACAGTTGAACAAGTAGCTAATGCCCTTGATAGGCATGAAAGAGTTTGTGAACAAAAGTGGAAAGAAAACTTTCGCAGATTGGATTCTATAGAATCTGATATAAACACCACAAACAAAAGACTTTGGCAGATAGCAGGTATTGTTATCGGTCTACTATCTTCATTAGTAATCAATGCTTTCTTCATTTGAAATGAACCTTGAAGAATATTATGTTGAAATCTCAATATTTCTAGCAAGTGTCTTAGGAGGTCTTGCTCTTAAAGATTATTCGGTATCTTTTATCAAAGGTCTTAAATTCAAACTAAACTCACAATTCAACGAAGGCGATAAGGTCTTATTAGATGGCGAACAAGCCATGATAATCAAAATAGGCATGGGTACTACTGTTTTTGGTGTTTATGGTCGTGATGGCTATACATGGCGTTATATCAGCAATACCAAGATTGAATCTCTTAAATTAGAAAAGATAGTTGATAAAGACTTACACCAAGATTCTGCTTATGAAAAGCGACAAAAATTAAAAAACATATTAGAGGGCAAAGAAGATGATTGATAAATTTTTTAAACCAATTAGTGATTTAATCGGTAAAGCCATACCTGATAAAACGAAGCGTATGGAATTAGAAGCAAGTATCAAATCACAAATGATAGATTTGCAAAAATCACAAAATGAAATAAATCTAGCACAAGCAAAACATGGTTCTATCTTTGTCGCAGGTGCTAGACCTGCCATCATGTGGATATGCGCATTGGGATTAGCATGGGCATATTTTTTAGCACCAATACTGAATTGGGTAGTGTGGACATTTACGATTGATATAGTGCCACCTGATATTGATACTGAAGGTCTTATGACTTTAACATTATCAATGTTGGGTTTAGGTGGTATGCGAAGTTTTGAAAAATTCAAAGGCGTTGCAAGAAACAACATGCGAGAAGAAAACATTAAAGATTCATATAAACCATAATGGAAACAGGTGTTACCAAAGAACTAATTGATGATTTAAAAGAAATGCTTATCAAGAATGAAGGCATGGAACTTAAAATGTATCAGTGTACAAGTCAAAAATGGACAATTGGTGCAGGGCGTAATATTGAAGATAATGGCATATCTATTGATGAAGCCGAGTTAATGTTAAAGAATGACATGGATGGTGTCTTTGCAGATTTAGATAGGAACATACCTTTTTGGCAATCCATGCCTTACAACGTAAGATTAGTCTTAGCAGATATGTGTTTTAATCTTGGTATCAAAAGATTGTGTAGATTTACTAAGATGCTTGAAGCTATGGAAGAAAGAAATTTTGAACTAGCTGGTGAAGAGTTGTTAGATTCTACTTATGCGGTACAAGTAAAAAAACGAGCCGATAGAAACTACCGACTAGTTATAGAAGAGAATTAGTTTCTCTTAAGATTGAGATAATGCTAGGCTATTATTACTATTGTATGCCTACAAGATACTCTGCCAAAATATCATCTTTCTAGAATGTAATTTTTAGACTTATGTATAAGAACGCTTGTGTTTCATCATCTGTATCTCCACATTACAAAAACAATTAATTACTTTGCATTTTGTAATTACTTCAACAGGCTATTATACTGCTTTAGCGATTATCTCAATCTTAAAAAAAACTATCGTGAACTTTTTTTGTTCTTAATCTTTTAAGAAGTTTGGTTATCTTTAAGTTTTTTATCGTTTAACCAACAAGCCGATAAGTGTATTTAAAACTATT